GATAACATAACTTCCTCTTCGAAAGCTCTGTCAGAAGATTCTTGAACGTATATTTCAGCATGTTGATTTTCATACCGTTTGTATTCCAGACCAAATAGTGCATTTAGGCCTGGCTCTAGTTCTTTAACTAGTTGTGCTCTTGATATTGCCATTTTCTATATACTCCTATTTATTATGATTGTAATTCAATCAGGTTTAGAACAACTACTACGGATGTGTAAGCAGCAGTCAAATCCGAATTTGACGGATCTTCTGCTGTTCTTAACAATCGCCATGTGGCTGCGTCGGCACTTGTATCGCCAATATCTAGAGTAGATGAAGACTTACCAGTAGTTGTACTACCAGCAGAAACATTCATGTCATACGTTTCTAAATATCCAGCTTGTGCGAGCGCGTCGTCAGTTGATACTACATATAATTGTTGTGGGTTATCGTATACGAAAGCAGTTATGTCTTCTGAATTCGCAGGGGTTACTTGTACATAATGGTTCGACCATGTCGGCTTCAAAGTTGTAGCCGCATTGTAGAAGATTCCATTTAGTACTCCCAAAGTAGGATTGTCTGCGGTCTGTTGACCTTCAGTTACATACCCTGCTGAGGAAGAAACCTGACCACCATGATATATTGTAGTGCCATAGTTTGCATCGATAAAGTACTTACCTTGACCGGAAGTCGCGGGAGTTGATCCCAACGTTCCTGCCGCAATAAGTCCAAAACCTTTTGTGTTACTATTTGCCATAGTTATTACTCCTTAAAGTTTATAGTTTCCTATAAACAGGTTAATTTAATCCGATGATAGGGAATTGGTTGTTATCCCGAGATTAGTTAAAAAATTAACTTTTCTTTGTACCACCGAAGGTTACACGAGACTGTCGATCGATGTCGATCGGCATACTCTTATGTTGTTCCCTAAGTAAGTCGGTTTCAACTGCTTCGTCTTGACCTTCAGAAAGTGTTTTCTGATAATCAACCCTTTGCTTCGCGAGTTCTTCGGGTATCCTAGCCAACAATAGGCCTCCTACTCCGATCACTCCAGCGTACTTGCCTTCAGCTACAACAGGATAATCCTTATCAGAATATTCATCAGCTCTCACTAATTCATATCCTTCTCTAAGACGACCGTAAATATTTTTACTGTCGGCGAATCCCATGGATTCAGCTCTTATCCATCTGTGCCTAAAGCCATTAGGCGCCGGTGGTGCATCCAGAGAGGATGGGGGCTTATACTCTTTTGGACGTTCAGTTTTTGTCCGAGTAACAGCCGCACGAGAAGTTTTTTTATCTTTTGTCATATGCTTACGCCTCCTTCGTGAGTTTTAATTGTTTTGCATACTCTTCGAGTGGCACACCTAATTTTTTAGCTATTGCTACTTGAGACGATGTGAGCCTCATTTGTTTGCGACCAGTTTTTGCACTTCTATTCGCAGAAGCCACCGACTGAACGGGTCTGTTCGTTTGTATATCTCCACTAGTATCAAATTTATGCGGAAAGTCAACACGTATTCTTTTATCTATTTCCGTATAATAGTCGTTTGATTTAGGATCATAACCTTCTTTATCCACTAAATCCTTGTGAATCTCGAATGCTGTAAAAGTCATAGCTCGGTTAGTTCCGAACCATTTATTTTTACCAGCCCAATTTTCAGCCATAGGATCAGCTTCAGGTAATGATTGTGGAGTTTGTCTTGGTAGTCGTCCACCGTCAGAAAGTTGAACAGGTCTCTCGTCCTGTTCAGTTTTTCTTTGTTTTAGTTTAGCATTATCAAACGCAAGCTCTGCTATACGTTTGTTTGCTGTGACTTGAGCTTCAGCATCACCACTTTCAATAGCTCGCGCAAGATCTCTTTGCGCAGAATCCATTCCAGTTTTAACACTTTCCTCAAATCTTTTACTATAATCAGCATCGACTTTTTCAAATCTTTCCTGATCAACTTTTCTTTTATTTTCTAAAGCTTGAGCATATTGTACAGCAGCTTCTTCTCTACGTTCTGCTTCTCTCATTTTACGAGTAAGTTTAGAAATACGAGATTGAACTCCTTTACTATAATCCTCTAGTTTAGAATCATCTTCTGTTTTTGTTTCTTCTTTTTCTGGTTCTTCTTTTACTACTTCCTGGACCTTTGGTTCTTCTTCCTTTGTTTCAATAACCGTTTCTTCTTTTGGTTCTTCAATAGTTACATCGACTTCTGGTCCTGATGTATCTAGCTCAACCATTTTATCTAACGGTTTTTTCTTTTCTTCTTCTGGCATAGTTTCTCCTTTTCTATGTTAGTATTTATGCAAGAGATCCTCTGGATCCTTGACGGTTGCTAAAATTTCATCTTCATTTAACAGCCTAACTTCTCCACCTTCAATATTGATCCGTGATCCTGCATAACGTGCAAAGACCACCCAATCACCAACCACGCACCACGGACCTGTTGGATATCTCTCTTTATCCCTATAACATTCTGATCCCATCGCTAATACGTTTCCGCATTGTGATGCAACTTGTTGACGTTCTAATGTTGATTCATTCATGATTACCCCACCTTTAGTTTTCTCACTCATTTTAAATGGTAAAACTAAAATTCTCCAACCTGTTGGTTGGGGTAATTTTTCTTTTTCGTTTGTAATTTCTTTTTGAGATTTTGTTCTTTTAAGACCGACTAGATCCTTATTTGGTAAGTGAATCTTTGCCGTTTCCTTTGATGTCGATAATGGTTCCTTTTGACTCATTTTGCTCCTTATCATCTAGCAGGTTAGAGAGTTCCTGTTTAGTTGCCTCTAAGGCGTTAATTTGTCCTATTATATACTTATATGTTTCCATATTGTCAACCCCTCCGGACGTTACAGAGATTGCTAATTGATTAACCCTACTGTCTAATGCTCTTCGTAGTTTATAAATTACGTTTTCTAAATCCATTATATAAGTGCTATTACTCTTAAGCAATCAGGGCAATTCTTTCTAAATCTGTTGTGATTTCCACAATGATTAATAGCTTTTTTTTCTACTTCTTCTGCAGGAGTTTCTAGAACCAATGCTTCCTCTTCTTTTTTTCCAAATAGAAAATTCCAGATTTTTTTAAATATGTTCATTATTTTTTTCCTGAAGCTTTTATAGCATCATATTTATCGTGAATTTTAGAAACTTTTATAGCTGCGTCTTTTTTTATTTTTGAAGCTTTAGATGATTTACCATGTTTATTAACAGCCTGAACAATATCTTCAAAATCTTTTCTTCTTCTTGTTAAATTTTTAGCTATAGGAACAGATTTAATTGCTCCCGCAACTTTCTTACCTTTTAAGAGTAGATTCAACCAACCCATAAGTTCTCCTTAAGCTTTTGATGCGCCTCTAGATTCATCTCTTCTAGATGCATAGCTTTGAGTTTTTGTAGACTCAGCGCCGTCTCTTTCACCTAAAGATTCATCTAGTCTATCATTAGAAGTCTGTTTTTTCTCAGCCTTCTTGTATGGGAATCTAGATTTATAGGGTCTTGATCCGAAATCATTTCTCATATTTTTCTCCTTATTTATTTATATTTGTTTTAACATGCATTGTCCACATTATTTTTACCGTCTATACTGACTGTAAATTAACTGCGGAAGGTCCTTTTTGACCTTGTTCAACTTCAAATGTTAATGCATCACCTTCACGTAATTCTATGTTAGCTGCTTGAGCAGCTGAAGAATGTACAAAAACATCTTTTTCTTTATCGTCTCTTGCAATGAAACCATAACCTTTAGTTGCATTAAACCATTTGACTTTTCCGTTTATACTCATTTTTCTCTCCTTTCCTACTTTTTACCATTTCTAAAAATTTGTGTACCCTTTATACCAAAAATACTTCCGCAGACAAGGATCCAAAGTGAAGTAAACCATGTCGGCAGTGCCGCGAAATGCTCGAAGAAAATTTTTATTTTCTCCATAGCGGCCGGATCGTCCGACCACACCCCCCAGGCGAGCACCAGGATGGGCAGTGTGAGAATCGCTAAAACTACCTCGTCCTTATAGTCGTTTTGACGAGCTTCTAACAATTTCCCTTGGTAAGCTTCCTCACCTCGGGCCATCTTAGCTGCGTGCATGTGTTGTGCATCCGCCATAGCCATCTTTGTCTCTTGACGCTTTTTGTAAATGTGACTTCCTGCGTTAAGAGCTAATTTAATAGCACTAAACCACATACTAGTACCACTTAGCGGTTTGTTTTCTTGCCGCACCAGTACCTTTTACAGTACATTTATCACCAGTAGCAATATAAACTCCTTTAGCTCTAAAACTAGATTTACCTCTTGGGTCTATTTCTAG